GCCGCACGTCCAATCTTCTGACCATCCGACGCGCCAGCCGCGAACGGACGACTCGCGCTCCGCTCTGGCCATCTCCCTAGCGCATCGCCATCGGCCTTGATTGCGAGTTTCAACCTTTGGATCGTGACTGAATCCCGCGTTGCTGTAGAAGAATCTGACTGCGGATTGTCTCATTGCTCTATCTCCCGATTGATTCGCCGGTTGTGCGTCCGGTGCTACGCTCCCACTTGGTATCTAAGTCTCTTCTTACAATTCGGACACTCTTTGGGTTCAGCTACTCTGGGAGTCCAAACGTACCCACACTTCTGACACCCTCTAGTCTCTTTGGCCTTTGGTTTTGTTTTCATTGCATGACCGTGTCGTATTGCCCCAGTATCACGTCAAGGTGTTCTTCATAATTTTGAAACGGACCGCACGGGTATTCGATGGCGTCCAGCGCGTTAAGCTCCGCACGCAATAGGTTGGCATCGTCGCCTTGCAAGTACACTTCGGCGCTATCCTCTTCGCGTCGCACAAGAATGTTGCCGAAGGAGTCTTGCTGATACCCGTATCCTTTGCCAAGTATGTACACTGTCTTGTCCTCCGTTTGAGTCTTAGCTACTCCACGGAACGGACTCCCGTTTGGGAATCCGTTCGAGCAATAGCTACTTGCGCGAGTTTAAAATCTGTGCCTTGTCCATTTCGTTTGCTCCTTCGTTTGGTTTGTACTGCTATCGAACGTGATCATAGTAATCATAGTCATAAACACCTGTCAAGTTCTTTCGTGGTACTAGTCGCAAATTGATACTAAGGTAATGGTACTGTCTCTCATTCTTCTGGAGTTACAGCGACACTAACGGAGCGTGGTTGTTTGGTCACTCATTACTCGTGCGGAGGTTAGTTGTTTCGACAGTCAAACAACTATCGAACTAATCGTGACACGATACAATTGCATCGTCACACGATAGATTAGACAGTTAGACAACCGTCTAAATACTCGTGTCACGACATATTGACGTTCCTATTGAGTTACCTTTGCTTCGCAAGGTAACTGACCGGTATGACGCGATGGCGACGCAGTGGTATTGAGAGACGATTGCTTCGCATCGTCTCAGTGACATTGCTCCGGCGATTCGGGGGACCCTTTGGCCGATTGGCGAGCCAGCAGCGATGGAACCACGAGGGAAGCAGCGAGGGAGCGCGACACCCACCGGGGGTCTGTGTATATACCAGTAGTAAGCCGCTTGGTTATTGGTACGGTGGGTAGTCCGGTCGGTGGCCCGGTCGGTGTCTATATATTGAATCTATTCCCGCCCGCCTACCCGTCCAGTCTAGCATGGCAAGTCAAGTGGCCGAGTGAACCTTCGGGGCAGGAGTCGGCTTCGAGGGAGGAGGTACTGACCGCGAAGCGGGCGAGTCAGTACCGTGGAGGGGTAGGCCGATCTAACTTGGCTCGCTCAACCTATTCTTCGTGCCGTCTGACAAACTCCTTGATAACGTATTCGCTCCCAGGGTGGCGTTCGAGCCACGTGATCTCGTGATCCAGCGCCATGATGTCCTCATCCAGTTGGTTGGCCAAAGTAACCTTGTCTTGGCGACGCTTACGCAGCTTCTCAACCATTGTGATCTCGACTGGCTGCTGTGGCTGTGGTGGTTGGATCTTAGATTGCCAATCTGTCACTAGCTGTGGTTCGGGTTCCGGTTCCTTCTTCTTTCGGTTGAACATTGGATCGTTAGTCCTTTCCAAGTGCTCTTGGTACAGTCGCAGAGACTTTCTGGCCCGCTCTATCGAATCCATTGAGCAGTCCAATGGGTCTACCGCACCGTGAGCAAAACCGCTGAGGTCTGCCGTCATACTTTCCCTCTTGGTCCCGGTGATCCTGCGGTAATCTATCTCCATCCACTTTACACTGGCTCACTGGAGTTTCGGCTTATCCAGGGTTATTTGTACTGGTTGCAGTGGCTGATTAAACGTGGCCACGGTCAGGTACAATCTCCCGGCCAGTGCCAATTGCAATCGTTCTCTCCACGAGAACTTCCACAGAGTGACCACCACTCCACGGTCTTCCGGCATTTCTTGGCTCCTCACGCTTTCCACGCGATCCAGCTTAATAGTATTAATTCTATCGCCATGGCACCGAGCATCAGGAACCTGTACTTGTCATCTAGCCACTCAGTAATCGGTTTCCAGTCCATCTGGACCTTTCTAACTCCATACCTCATATTGTCACTCTGGACATCCAATGCTTCTCTTCCAATGGGTACGGCGGGTTATCCTTGATCTTATTGTTCACGAATACGATTTCTCCATCCGGCATAGTCCGGTCCACGATCACTGTGGCATTATTGAACTTGGAATTAGCCTGAACGTGCATCTCACCGGCAGTCTGTCCGTTTAATCTCATCTCGTCCGGCTCCGAGTACCCGTAGCAGATCTTCTGGTAAGCCTCTTCGACTACGATTAGGTCTATCATTGTGGCAGCTTATAGGGAGTGAAAAAGGTTCCTTTGTACTGGCCTTGGTACTTCTTTCTAATCTCCTCTTCGTAGTTCCACGCGAATATGCAAGTGTACTCCGGTTGTTCCGCTAACCAGTCGCCTGGACTCACGATCCTCTGCCCGGTTCCTGGTATGAACTTGCCGATCTTGGCTGGGGTGGAGTCCGCGATACAGTACAACAATTCCGATGAGACTCCACAGTAGTTGAGCATAACGGTTGCTTTGGCAGCCGCACCGAAGCCCCACGCTTTCTTGCCTCGAACGAAGTCGAATAGGGCTCTGGTCTGCTGAACGATCTTTTCTCGCATTCCATCGAAATCAAATCGCTCAGTTCCGTTCATCAATATCCCAGCGTCAATCTGGTTTCTCTTGCGGAAGAACATTCTCAGTGAGCCGCCATGTGCGGTGATGCGTTCGGTTTTATCGACTACCAGACCGTTTCTCCAGAAAAGCTCAAAAGCTGCTGTCATGGAGAAGTAGAAATTATGCTCCGCGTACACAGTGTCGAACGCAGCTTTCTCCACCAAACATCCCAGATAGGGAACTTCCACCACACATACTCCGTCCGGCTTCAACATCTCCGCAATCCCACTCACGAAGTCGTTCAGATCCCTCACATGAGCCAGCACGTTATGAGCATGAATCACGTCGGCCTTGGGTAGAGTACGAGCCAGTTTCAGCGTGAAGTAGTCCTGCACAGTGGGTATCCCTTTCATAGCCGCCACATTTGCAGGTCCTCTGGCTGGGTCAATCCCCAGAACATCCATCCCGACGATCTCATAGAACTTGAGCAGGTATCCATCGTTCGACCCAATCTCGACCACCAAAGAGTCCAGTTGCAGCTTTCGTTCGTTATTTATGTGTGCCGCCAGATCCCACGCTAACCTGATCGTTGGTCCATTGACACTGGAATAGTACACATACTCATCGAACATCAGAGCGGGGTCCACTTGGTCGCGCAATTGCCCCAGCTTACAACTAGGGCAGAACACCAGCTCCAAGGGGTACTTCTTATAGCTCTCACTGGGATACTCCAGTAGATGGTTCGCCAGCGGCATCTCGCCCAACGTCAGCACTCTCTCAGTCGGGCTCCCGCAGCTCCGGCAGGTGTTCACAGTTTCCTCGCCACCACGACTGTCTGATAATCCACCCACACATCACTCACTTCTACCTCACATCCCGCCGCTTTCACGTACTCCTTTAGTTCTTCTGGCGTAAACCCCGGCCACACGTGCTCCCGGTTCATCCCTGTAAACAGTTGGGGATGCGGCGTCGCCACAATCAGTCTGCCTCCCTTCCTCACCAGCCTCGCCCACTCTTTCACTACTGCTTCGGTGTCATCCAGATCTTCGATGGCATGGGAACTATAGACCCAGTCAAAGGTCCCGTAGCTTATCGGCACCCTTCTGGCATCCCCTTGCATCGTCACTTCCGGCCACGGATCATCGTCATAAGCGACACAGTCTCCAGTCAGTGGGTCTCTCCCGCAGCCAATATCAATCCCCTTGCCAGTACAAAATGGCAGCACTCTGTCCCGGATCTTGGCCGTCTCGCTGTACGGGTTCTTCATAGCCAGCACGTGCTCAATCGCAGCCACTGCATCTTCATCTCTAATCCGGTCCATGCACAGGTCGCCTTGTTCCCTGATGCACCTTCCGGGGCTCCCTTTGGGTCTTTCCGCATAGACAGTGTGGCAACCCAAGCACCCGCAGTTCATAGGTGGTGCTGTCAGTGCCTTCACGAACGGGAACGGCAACAGGATATTCTTGTGGTTCATCGCGCCGAAGATTCCCACAGTCGCCACTAGACTGGCCTGTGCAAAGTTCATCAGGGCGCTGTCCACGCCAAAAAATAAGCCGCTTCTTTCAACCAGAGCGGCCACTTGTCTGAGCGTTGTCTTCCCTTGTAAATTCAAATCACAAGGTATCCCTGGTGTGTATTGCGTTCCCACCAGCACCACTTTCCACCCCTTCTCCTTCAGCCAAGTGGACACTCTCCACATCAGTTTGATACTGGGATTCCGTCCCAGCCACGGTTGCCCAATGTGAGGGTGAATGACTGCATACGGTCCCATCGAAACGGTTTCTTTAGCCCACTTCCTGGCTTCCTCTCCAGGATATAAGTGCAGTCTCCAGTCATCCGTATGCACTCCACTGACCTCTTGGTAGGCTTCAATAATGTGCATTCCCGGTCGGCACTCGTAAGCACTATCGAGATTGATGTACCTGTCGCTTGGAGCGAAATGATTTTCGGACTCGTTGTTAAAAACATAAGTCACATCCGGGTTTCCCGCCAGAACATCCGGGCAACTGGTGTAAACGGTGATCTCTGCTTCGGCGTTCTGCCGCTTGATCTCCCGCAGTATGGGGGTCATAAACAGCACGTCGCCATTGGCTCCGGTCCTTCTGATCCCCCATCGTTCTTTGAAATCCCTCTCCCTGATGTACTTTCTCCATCTCTTCTTATAAGTCTCTTCATTGATCCGGTGGAACCCATCCACATCCACTCCTTGCTGGATCACCGTTCCCATCGTCCCGCACCGCTTGTGTCGGACAGCCGCAGGCACTTTCCCGATGTGATACCCCATCTTTCTGACTCTTAGGCTCAGGTCATTATCTTCAAAGTAGGCGAACCTGTATTCGGGATCGAACAGCCCGCCCTCAATCCTTCTAAGCAGGTCAGTCCTCCCCATCATCACTGCGCCTTCCACATACTCAAACGAAGCTCCTTGGTATCCATGCCCGTTCGGATCTATGCTCCCGCACACATCTGCCGCCTGTATCCCCACCAAGGCCATCTTGGGATCGTTCACAAATTGGTCCCTCATCATCTCCAGCCAGTCGGGACACAGGATCTCCACATCGTTGTTCAGTGTCACGAAATAGGGCGCGTGAGCGAACTCCAGCGCTTTATCGAGGCATCTCCCCAGGCCGGAGTTCTGCTCCATCCTAATCACGCCCACTCCAGCAGTCGCTAGCCACTGCTCAGTCTCGTCAGTGGAATGGTCGTCCACCACGATCACTTCCGCTCTACCAATCCCCTTGCTGATCTTCAAACTCTCCAGGCACTTCTTAGTTAGGTGCAAGTGATTAAACACTGGAATGGCGATGGTGTAGAGCGGTCTCATGTTATTCCTTGTAAACAGCCAATCCGTGTGAATGTTCCAAACTCTTTGATATGGTATGGCTGCTCGTTACGGTCCAACGTATTCCACAAGGACATTCGGTTTGAATGGTCTGCCCATACTTTTGTCGTGCAATGCTAACAATTCCGCAGGAGCATGTGATTTTAATTTGCTGCTTAGCAGCCACTAGAATCTCCCGTACAAAGCCGGTTGGACTTGGCTGAAACTTAGCCCGAAATGGTTGTAATACAGTCCCATGCAAAGGGCTTGCTTCTTGCCATTCGCTTTAGCCCATGCTTCCACAGTAGGGTCCTGTTGATCGGCTCTCCCATTCATCTTCGCGTAGGGCATCGCTCCCCGGTAACTCATATAGGGGCATCCCCACCAGTACGACATTTCCTCTACTTCTTGCTTGCTATTCCGTAGCCTCTCGTGGTGTCTCGCCGCGTCTTCCACTGTGAGCATGGGCCTGCCGACCATCATCACGTACTTCCGATCCGAGTTGTACAGCCGCCACAGTTTGACCGCTCTCTCCACCCAATCTTCTCCCAGTGGCATCTCGTCGTCGTCAACCATCAGGTACGGTTCAGTATCCGCGTGTTCGTCAGCGTACTGACGGCTAGTGAAGTGGAAGTTCTCTCCCGGCAGCAGCACCTCGTGCCTCGGCATCAATCTGTCCCAGATCTCTTTGTCTCCCCACATATTCAGTCCGGTCGGTAGAATGACTCTCAATCTCACAAGGGGATCGCTAACCCAGCGGAACATGCAGGCGTAGGCAATTCCAAACCGGATCGCATCACAGGGAGCAATACGAATGAAAACGTCAATCTTCTCAGTCACTTGATCTTCCTTCTCTTGGCGATCCGTCCGGTATACTTTCGTCCTGGCCACCGCTTTTCAAGGGCTTTCTCAATGTTACGGCGGGCAGCATCTTTCTTCTCTTCGCTCTTGCTCTTGCCGCCCTTCTTTCCCAGCTTGCTCAGGTGTTCGCTCAGAATATTTTTGACTTTCATAATGGCGGGACCCTAGCACTGAAGCAATCCGCTTGTCAAGTGCCCTATTGACATTTCTATCCCGCTTGTTTTACATTCCCTTTTGTCTATGATCCGTCCCGGCAAGCGCAACTCTCCTCTCTCCGATCCTAACCGCTTGCCTTGCGGTCACTTGAAGTCCCGCCGCCACTGGAATCCCTGGTGCCGGTTCTGCATCCAGGGTCCCAAGTACAATCGTCGCAAGTGGCTGGCCGAGCACCCTAACGATACTCATCCTACTCCTCACCACTGGCGTCGGCATCACAAGTCCAAGCACCGTAAGAGCAGTAAGTTAGGTGGTGCCGCCCTGTCTGCTCACAATCTCAAAGTCTCTCGTAAGCGCAGCCAGACCAAGCCCAACAGCAACATCCAGCGGAAACTACGTCACAGGGAAGAGATGGCCAGAATCGCTTACCTTCTGTTCCACGAGGGCCAGGGTCGCATAACCAAGCTCCTTCCACGCGAACGTAAACTGGTTAGCTCTCACCGGGATAAGCTGTATTCGGAGTACCTGACCCGCCAGAAGTTCGCGGACCGTAAGGCCATGACCAAATACTGCTGGGCCAGGAAAGTCTGGTACTGCGGTCTCCGCTTGGTATATTCTCGCGGTGTGGCAGAATCTGTGAAGACGGAGATTGCTCTTGGCTGAGTTCCCAATCTGCCGGAACTTCCGTGAGAAGCGTGGGTGTGCTCGTTCCCAAGTGGTCATGTTGGGAGAGGGTTCTGACCATTTTACGTTCCGCTGTGAGACCTGTCAGTTGGAATTTGTCTGTTCCAAGACCGACGCTATCGCCGCTTCCACTCTCCGTGTCCAGCAGGAGAATCTGCGCCGCCGCATCGAAGCACGCCGACAGCACGACAGTAGAAAGAAGATATTCGTATGAGTCCGGTTGAACAGTCCCGTCGCGGTCGCCCAGCCCTCTCTCCTCGCCAAGACCAACAGAACTTCGATCCTGTCACCGGCGAGGTGGAACGTCCCCGTGAACTCATTCGCGTTGATTCCATTCCTACTCCTCCATCTGTGGAAGTCCGTGGCGACCGTTCTGGTTCCCAGTCCATTAACTTGGAAGAGAAGGTCCTATCTATTCTTAAGGAAGAGATGGACGACCTAGCAACCCGTTTGGATCGCTACGGAGTCAAGCTGGACACCCGTCTCCAGCAGGAACTAGTCGATCTGGCGATGGCTATGTTGGGTGGTGGATTCCAAACAGGCGGTGGAGCCATAAGGAGCCGATAGATGCCCAAAACAAAGCAGCTTGCAACACAGGTTGAACCTGAACGAGAATCAGAATCTTCCCATATGCGCCGCGTGGTCCGCGCTCGTTGGGACGCCGTCCGTTCCGCTCACGCTTCTTACATGGCTCCCTTTCACGACGAGAGCATAGAGGACGCCATGCGCTATCTGGAAGAACTACGCAAGGTCTGTGAGGAAGGCGCTCGCATTATGAACGACCGGATCAACGACGAGAAGAATCCCAAAGTGTGCTCCGGTCCCGGCTGCAAAAAGAGTTGCGAGGACAGAGTAGACGGTCGCGGCCAGAAGCATCCCGGTTACGTTTCGGTCAAGTATGTGAAAGACTTGGCTAACCCTGGTATTGGACGCAATCTCTTCTTCTGCTCTGAAATTTGCGATCAAAAATTCATTCGTCAACATAACGGGGCTATGGGGGGAGACGGACGTTGACAGAGGAGCAAAAGAGAAAGGCCAACACCGAACGATGGATAGACTGGTATCTACCCAAGAGAGACGATCCAAAGTGGGTAGCTTATCTGGCTGACGTTAGGTACCGCAGTAACCTCAAAAGAGGAGAAGTGTTTCGTGTTCGTGCCAGAAGAGAAGCCAGCGAGTACGCGAGAAAACATCCAGATCGCAAAAAAGCCGTCAATGACTTAAATCACGCTATAGCTAGAGGAGAGATTAAACGTCCGCTTAGATGTCAGAATTGCAAGAAAGTTCCTCCAAAGGGACGTGACGGTAGGACTCAAGTTCAAGGACACCATCCAGATTATTCCAAACCTCTTGAAGTTGTTTGGCTTTGCAAACCATGTCACTCTAAGTTGGCTCGTAGGTATGCCTGATGGACTTCAACGCAGTGGAACGCTTTCTCTCCCGTTGTTCCATCCGGGACCGCGATTCCCACGTCCGTATTCCCTTCGTTCTCAATTACAATCAGCGTCTGATCCATCAGAAAGCTAAGGAGCAGTACGAGTCCGGTCAGCCTGTTCGCATTCTAGTGGACAAAGCGCGTCGCGTCGGCGTCTCCTCTTGGTCCGAAGGTCTCCTCTTCTGCCACTGTTTATCTCTCCCCGGTTCCCACGCCATGATCGCCGCGCACGAATTTAAGTCCAGCAAGGCTCTGTTCTCCATACCAATGGGCTTCGCAGACTCCGTCCCCTTCCTAAACATAGACGCAGTCGAACGGGAAATGCGCTTCCCTCACCCTTCCTCTGAATCCCTTATGCAGATTATAACTGCCGGAAAGAAGACTAGCGGTCGCGGTTTCACCCTCTCTGCTCTTCACATGTCGGAAGGCGCTCACTACGAATCTCCCGAACCCTACATCTCCATGCTCCCCGCCGTTTCTAATCACCGCAACACTATCGTCATCATCGAGACCACACCAAACGGCATGGAAGGCGAAGGCGAACCGTTCTATCAAATGTGGATGGACGCCATCGGTGGCAAGAACGATTACATCGCGGTCTTCCTCTCCTGGACCGACGATCCCGCTTGCATCGCTCCCGAAGAGATGGCCAAGGACGCCCCCATAGATGAAGAGGAGAAAGACCTAATCAAGCGCGGTCTCTCTCGCGCTCAACTGGCATGGCGTCGTATGAAGATCAACTCTCCCGAATGCGGCGGCTTCGTGGACAACTTCCACCAGGAATTTCCCGTCACTTGGGAAGAGTCTTTCATCACCTCCGGTATGCCCGCTTTTACTCCCGAAGAGAAGCGCTGGGCTCGCAAGAACATTCGCCCTCCCAAGTGGCAGGGCTTTCTGGAACGCCGCCTCACCGGAGCGTGGGATTTCCGCGAACATTACAAAGGGGATCTGCGTGTCTGGGAGGACCCAAGGTCAGGGCATTATTATTATATCGGTTTGGACGCCGCTCGCGGTGAAGAGGGCCGCGACTTCTCCGCATCGGTCTGTTTCGATGGCAACACCGGGCATCAGGCATTCACCTACGCCGCTCACTGCGTCCCCGAGCATTTCTCCGCTTACATGAACTCAGCCGGTCGCCGTTACAACAAAGCCATGCTCAATCCAGAACTGACCGGGGGCTACGGCTACAATGTTCTCTCCAATCTGCGTGACGCATTCCGTTATCCCAACCTTTACTATTGGAAGGGCAAGGATGACAAAGTAGCCGGGAGCACAACTCGCCGCACGTTCGGTTTCGAGACCACTGGCCACATGAGGACAGTCCTCTTTGAAACCATGCGTGCCTCCATCCGTGAGGCTGCCGGAACCGATGGCGACTACGGCGTCACTATCTACGATGAACAGTTGGCCAGCCAAATAGATTTGAGCACACGCAAGGACACTCGTATCGACGTGGAGAAGGGCCACGACGACATTCTGTTCGGTGCTATGCTGGCCAACATTGCCATGAAACACTGGGCTCCCCCTCGTAATCCCAATCCTTCCCGTGGCAAGGACGCCGAAGAGGAACGTGCCGCGCTGCAAAAGATGCGCGATGACGGCTACGTGGTGGAGGACGATCACAAATTGGCTTTACAACGC